TGGAGAGCTTAACTTAAACTATGAGGAAAATGAATATGAGGAAATATGCTACGACTCTGGTGATTCCTGATGCTCACGATGGACCTGAGCATAACAAGGACAGGTTTGAAGCTCTTGGAAATTTCATCGTCGAAAATAAACCAGACAATATAGTTCAGATAGGAGACTTTATGAACTTGGATTCTATAAACTTTTTCGATAATGCTAAGCCTTTAATAAAGGAAGGTAAGAGATTAAAAGATGATATCGACTCAGGTGTAGAGGCTTATGAAAAAATAATGAAGCCCATACGAAGTTTATGGACAAAACAAACCAGATGGAAAACTAAAAAATATAATCCTAACAGATATTGGTTATTAGGTAATCACGAATTACGTACTTGGAGATACACCTTAGATAAACCAGAACTTAGTGGATTTTTACCTGAGACAGATTTTGTAGGAGCGGGGAAAGATAAATGGGATATAGTTGAGTATAGACAATACGTGTATATTGATGGCACAGCGTTTACTCACGCCCCTATGAACAGAAGAGTTAATCAACCTATAAGTGGTGAGTATGTTGCTAAGAGAGCTACTGAAACTCATGATACTTCAATAGTATTTGGGCACACTCATAGATTTGGTGTTCATACTATGAAACGAATTAGTGGCGATGAAACTGTAGCAGGCTCTCCTTTAATACAATCTTGTAATGTTGGGTGGTATGCAGATTATATGCCTGAATACATGGAAGGAAACGAATCTAATTGTGATTGGTGGGCAGGATTAGTTATGTTAACTCATACTGGTTATGGAACTATTGATATAACTCAACACTCTATAGATAGAGTAAAGGAGGATTATTTATAATGTCGGTTGATTACACTTTTACAGGAAGAAGGAAGACTCAATTATATGCCGAACTAGTACAAAAGAAAGGTTCACTGGAAGCAGCCGAGTGGCTGGGAAAAAATGCTTCGGAAGAAGAACTTGAAATTATAGGAAAACACATTTTAGAGGAGCTAGAAAAATATGACCCTATTACCGAGTGAATATCAACAGTTCATTCATCTAAGTAGATATGCTAGACATTTACCTGATAAACAAAGAAGAGAAACTTGGGAAGAAACTGTAGATAGGTACGTAAATTTTTTTACTGAGAGATTCGATAACGAATTTGATTTAACTGAAATAAAAAAAGCTATATTAAACTTAGAAGTTATGCCATCTATGAGATGTCTGATGACTGCAGGGAAAGCTCTAAATAAAGATAATGTAGCTGGGTTTAATTGTAGTTATCTTCCAATAGATAGTCAAAGAGCATTTGATGAAATAATGTATATTTTGATGTGTGGTACTGGTGTGGGTTTTAGTGTGGAAAGACAGTTTATCAATCAGTTACCACAAGTATCTGAGGAATTCCATGATACCAATACTATAGTACACGTAACAGACTCAAAAATGGGATGGGCTAGCGCTTACAGAGAGCTCATATCCCTGCTTTATTCTGGCAGGATACCATCGTGGGACGTTTCAAAAGTTCGTCCCGCTGGGGCGAGATTAAAGACCTTTGGAGGGCGTTCCTCGGGCCCAGAGCCATTAGAAGATTTGTTCAAGTTTACTGTGGATACCTTTAGTAATGCCAAAGGGAGGAAATTAACTAGCATTGAATGCCATGATATTTGCTGTAAGGTTGGTGATATAGTCGTGGTCGGGGGAGTGAGGAGATCAGCGCTGATTTCTTTATCTAATCTCAGTGATGACAGGATGCGAATAGCTAAGTCTGGAAATTGGTGGGAGCTCAACGGACAGAGGGCGTTAGCTAATAACTCAGCATGTTACACTGAGACCCCTGACATGGCTCAATTTATGTCAGAGTGGCAAGCATTATATCTAAGTCACTCAGGAGAACGTGGTATATTTAATAGGACTGCGGCTAAGAAATTTTCACCAGAAAGAAGAGATACCGATTGGGAATTTGGTACTAATCCATGTTCTGAGATTGTACTAAGACCCAATCAATTTTGTAATTTATCTGAGGTAATAGTTAGACCTAAGGATACACTTAAAGACTTGAAAAAGAAAGTAGAAGTAGCTACTATAATTGGTACTATGCAAGCTACCTTAACTGACTTTAGATACTTAAGATCTTCTTGGAAAAAGAATACTGAAGAAGAAGCATTGCTTGGAGTATCTTTAACTGGTATAATGGATCATCCAACTCTTAGTACTTGCAAAGATACAACTAAGAAATGGCTTAAGGAGATGAAAAATGTGGCAATCGATACGAATGAAACTTGGGCGGATAGGTTGGATATTAATCCAAGTACTGCAATTACTTGTGTTAAGCCTAGTGGTACTGTTAGTCAGCTTACCAATACTGCTAGTGGCATACACCCTCGTCATAATGATTACTATATACGAACAGTGCGCCAAGATAATAAAGACCCGCTGACTTCTTTTATGAAAGAATTTGGATTTCCTAATGAACCAGCATTTGGTAAAGAAAACTCAACAACTGTGTTCTCGTTTGGGTGCAAGAGTCCTAAGGGAGCTGTTACTAGAAATGAACGTACAGCTATAGAACAACTAGAACATTGGCTTGTATATCAAGAGAATTGGTGTGAACACAAACCATCTATTACTGCTTACGTTAGAGAGCATGAATGGATGGAAGTTGGTGCTTGGGTATACAAACATTTTGATATTGTAAGTGGAATATCTTTTTTACCTTACGATGGTGGTACATATAAACAAGCTCCATATACTGACTGTACTAAAGAAGAATATGAAGAAGCTATAAGTAATACACCTAAAGTTGATTGGTCATTCTTAGTTGAGGAAGATGACAATACAAGTAGTTCTCAGCAATTAGCTTGTACAGGCAATGCTTGTGAAATTTAATTGAGGAAATAAAATGAAAGATTTAATCATAACATTATTACTTGTAATACTAGTTATACTTATTGCGGTAATAGATGCAACATTAACTATACAAGAGGAAAGACAGTCTGCGGAAGACTGGACAATAGAAAATTTATATAATCCTACTGGTAAATGGTGTTTTCTTGACCAAGAGCATCCTCTTCCAGTAGATTGTCAATTTAATTTTGATTGGGAGACCGATTAATATGAATCCTGATAACGTAAAAGATCCTAAGCACTACGCACGATGGAAGATCGAACCTGTAAAATTTATGATCGAAAATGAGATACCTTACGCTGAAGGAAACGTAATAAAATATGTTATGAGATGGAGATATAAAGGTGGGCTAGAAGATTTACATAAGGCCCAGGAATATTTAAATATATTAATTAAAAATGAGTTGGAGAATAGCAGTGAATAGCTATGTAATTAAAAGCACACACAGGTGGGAAAAATTTTATGAAATAATTGGAACTATTACTACAGTTGTTGGAGTATATCTCATATCAGAAGGATATTATATACAAGGATTTTTAATAAATGGTTTCAGTGATATAGTCTGGGCTTGGTGGGGTTTCTTAAAGAAAGCTTACTATTTAATTGGATTACAAGTTTTATTATTTATTCTTATGATGAACGGAGTATATAACAACCTATGACAAAAGATAAAAAATTTAAAAAGTATCCCTTAGTTGTAATCGAATGGTATGATCACTCAGGAGATGGTGGTTGGGTTGAGGAAAAAGAACTTGAAAAATTACCAGTACTTGCTAAGACTGTTGGGTGGTTAATTAAAGAAGACGATATAAGATATCACGTAATGAATACTATTACTAATGATGATGGGTATGGTGGTAATTCAGAAATACTTAAGGGAACTGTAGTCAGAGCTAAGATTTTAAGAAAATTATTTTAAGATGATGTAGGAAGTCGTAGAACATCATTTCCTTTAATTTTTTCTATAGTAAGAATATCAATCCATACTCTCTGTTTTCCTTCTTTTAAATCTTCTAAATGTTCTTGTATTTTTAATAATTGTTTCACAATTCTTTTCCTGTCTATAGGAAGTGTTTTCTGGCCTAATTCTAATGACTTGTCCATATGTTCTTGCCTGAACACAAAAGTACGTGCGTCAATTTCATGCATCTCTTTAAATGAATCTACATGATCACTTCTTTTTATTTGACCTTCTTCCATTACCCTAAGCATTTTAAGTTCAGGATTTCTAAAGTTAGCAAATTTAGCTGATGTTTCATCCCATACAGCATCTAATAATTCTCTCTTTCTCTGAGCAGCCTTTCCTCGCTCTTTTTGAAATCTAATATCGTGAGCAGATTGTTTAGTACCTGGAGGTGTTTTAGAAAGTTCTGTTGTTTCTCTATAAAATTCTCTTAAAGAATCAAAATCTGATCCTCCCATAGTATCTCTTATTCCTTGTTCTCCACCACGTACAAATTGACTGCCCTCGAGATCATCTCGAATCATTTGAGTAGTATTTGCATTGTAGACTGCAGATCCTGTTCTAGGATCTATATCTTCTCCTGTTTCTATTACTTCACCAAAATCTCTTTGCCTTTGTTCAGCTATTGCTTTATCTCTTGCTATTTTTTTATTTTTTTCTGATACTCTTTCCATGCCTTTCTTTCTTTTTCCCAGAGGTCCACCAGGTCCAACTTTGGGAATTGCTCCACCTTCACCAGGCTTTGTTCTTCGCTTTCTATGTGGCACCACTTTGTTGGAATGGAAGAAAATATCATAATATCCTTCCCCTTTCCATACTTCCATTGGAAATTCAACTCCTCCTTCTCCCGTGAGCATTTCCTGTCTTAATTTCATTTCTCGTCTTATATGATCTATATCACGAATCTCTGGAGTACGATCAATTGGTCTATCAACTAATTTTTTTTCTAATTCATCGAGAAGACGAAAACCAGCTTCTGTAGGATTATCACGATTAAGTATACCTCCCCTTTCAAATATACCATAAGGATTAATAACTGAATCTTTTATCCTGTTGTTGACAAGGTGAGCGGTAGGAATCATATTAAATTCATTCAGTGTATTAGCTACTCTTTGATATCTATTAAGTCCCACCCGAGTTGGATCATTTACTAATGGCGGCTTCGGG